TGTCGCACTTACTTAGTCTCCAATATCTCTTCAATAATTCTAAGGTCTCTTTCCAAAATTTTAATCTCGTCTTTTTGTCTATCAAGCACTTTTTGTAAATCTTCTTTTGTACAATCCTTTAACTTTTCAATCCAAGTTCGCATATAATTCTACTTTAAGGCATCGCACCTTATTTCTTCAATCCAACTGTTAACTAACTTCAGAATTTCTTCTCTTGTAAATTCTATTAAGTCTTGCCACGGGTAGCACATAATATTATTTCTCCTTAAAGTGTGACTGCCTTAAGTAGACCTTCTTCAAGAGGGCGGAAACCTGCGTGCAAACAGATAGACACCACTTGTAACTTTCCAAGGCTAGTCCGAGTTGACGGCTCCTTTGAACCCAAGGCAGCCACATCCTATTTCAACCAAAATGGTCTTCTGCGTTGCCAATTAATCTTTAATTTTAGCCAATAGATAAAGCACCTCCATCTGTTAATAATAAACTTATCTATTGTTTGAGTTTTCTTGTTATAAACTAATTTACATCTACCTGGTTTTCTATTCATAATTTCTCTATTTAATTTAAGAAACGTCAATTATTGACACTCCTACTGAACTACTTCACCAGATTCTGGCTCTGGTTCTTCCTTATCCGGTTCTGGCACATTTGTAGGAGATGGCATAAAGTCACCTTGAAAAGCATTTATCTCTCCACAGCCAGAACAAATTAAACCAGATGGCATTTGAACAATAGTAGGCATACCATTAATACTTTGTAAAGGGCTTGCAAAGAAAATGGAAAATACTGGAGCAAATAGTTCCTTACCGCATTTGCAGGCAACTTTCCTAAGATCATCAATTCTAACTCCTGGAATAATCATTGGTGCAATCTGTGGTTTTTGAAAGGGATTATTTCTTGGTCTTCCATTATTCATTTTATATCTCCTTTATCTCAGCTATGCGTGAGCAAGCAGAGGCATATGCCTCTTGTGAATTATCAACTCCAATACAGTTTAAGTTAAGACTTAAACCTGCTTCTATCGAAGAACCTGAACCCATAAAAGGGTCATATAATGTTTGCTGTGGTAGAGATACTCTTTCAAGAAGTTGCTTAAGTAGTGATACTGGTTTCTCGAAAGGATGCATTCTCTTACTGGGGTCTACGGGATTACACTCTACCCAGTCAGGCATACCTTCCTTTATCAGTCGAGAGTTATCTTTTCTGATATACATAAGCATTTCATAACAACTGGCGGGCCAAGCGTGTGGAACGTTACACTGACCTGTACTACGCTTAATCCATATTATTGGCTTAACATAAACACGCCAACCAGCATCAAGGAAGATTGCTCTAATATCCCAGAAATGCTCGGGAGCCAGAAAGATAAATCCATGAGCTATTGTGGAAGTAATCCTAAATCCTTGCTTTGCAAGTACTTTATAATAAAAGAAAGCATCTTCCTTTCTATCTTCAATAATATAGCCAGATGTAGTTATTCCAACTCCAGTTCTTCCGCCTACTCTGGTAGTAATTAAATCTGCGTCTATTCCATAAATAGGGTCAGTACAAATAATATCAACAGAATTACTGCCACGGGCTTCCATATCTTCCACAGCATCTTTATGCAATAAGATAACTTTGTCATTTCCTCTGATATTTTGCTCATTGTGCTTTATTCCTTTCATGACAGTGTTTAAAGTTTCAAGACTTTTTCCTGCCTTTCTTATTTCAGAAGCCTTCTTAGCATTCATAAGTTCTGGAAATACATCAATTAAAGCTGCATTTTCAAGAGCATTATAAACAGAACCTCTTGTCTTTCCAAGAAGCCTTGCCGTCTGCTCTATTGACCAACCTTCTGTTGAGCCTGACTTTGATACTCCATACTTTTCTTGTTTAAGTCTATGCAGGTCAGTAACTGCTATTGCGTACTCTCCAGGTGAGAAATCCTTTCTGTGAAGATTTGCTTCCAGTTCTAATTCACGAAGCTCATATAAGTCAATTGTCTCTTCATATACACACTTTACTCTTATTCCAGCTAACATACAAGCTGCAAGTCTTCTACCTCCATCTATAAGTTCATGCTTTCTGTTAATAACAATAGGAAGTATTTGCCTTGTTCGCTTAAATGAATCAGCTAAAGATTCAACATCTCCCATTTCTTTTCTGTACCTTGTTGTATTCTCAATTACTTTTATCTCAAGCGGATTTAATTCCACTATTTCCATAGCTTACTCCTTTATCAGCCCTATTTTTTTAAGTAATTCCATCTGATTTAAACTTACTTTTATTTCCTTTTCTTTAGATGAAGCTTTAGATATTTTAGGTTGAACAGCAATTTCTTGTAGGTCTAAGAATCTTTTATGTGAGTACTTGGAAAAGAACTGAATTCTATCTTCTTCAGACATATCCAAGAAATTTTCATGTAAATCTTCAAGCTTCATCTAATTTCCTCCACTAATTTTCTTAGTTCAATTTCTCTTGTTATTTCTGGGCAAAGTGTCTCAACAAACTCCCAATCATCTATCTCTTCAAGATTATATAAAGTATTCTCCATACAATCTATAGCCATTTCACCTGTTAGATATGCAAGAAAATGACAAGCAGCATCAATAGCTTTATCGTGCTTTCTTGCTAACATCTTGTAAATGTTAATAAGATGAGTATTTGATAACTCCTTAATTTTTATCTTTCTGCCATCTTTAGTTGTCCAGGTTCTTTTCATATTCCTCCGAATTTAAGGAGGGGACCGGATAACAGTTATTCCCACGGGCTTAACTGACAGAGCCGGTAGTCCCCAGTTTAGTGCCCTGCCTTAGACTACCCAGTTGAAAAGGAGGCTCAACAAAGGATAGTCCTTGGCAACGGGCAGTTTATTAATCAGTATCTTTCATCATTCTATCTGTTCTGTTAAAAACCCTTCCTTCCCATGACTGAAGAGAAATAATAACTTTAACTGGTAAGCCAATCCAAGTACCACCAGCTATACCATCCATAATCTGCTGTTTGGTATTGAACTCAATTTCCATGGCCTCTTGAAAATTGGCAAGAATGTTAATCTTTGCCTGATACTTTGTCTGCTTACCACCTTTAGTAAGTATACCTTTATCAGCCAGTTTTGGTAAATAGCTGATATGGCGAAAGGTCATACCATCAACTGGAGTTACTCCATCTGATGCAAACATCTCATTACCATCAAGAGTAACTGTCCAACCTATTGACTGACTTGCATAGTCAAGCCTTACTTCAGTAATTGCACCTTTGTATGTTCCAGGCTGGCACAAGGGAGTAGGCTTAAATTCTTCTTTGAGATTGAAGTCACTTTCAATATCAAAGTCTGATTGTTCAGGAGTATCATTAAATTCATTTTCCATAATAAACCTCCACTAATTAAAGTAAATATTTATGTAATCTTAATTGCTTCTCTTGCTTCTTTTTCTCTAACTGCTGCAGTTGACATATGCTTATATAAATCAGCATAATCATTAGGTATCTCATTTGGTAACAGATGAAGTGGTCCAGACATTGTAGACCTTGCCTTATATAATCCATATGCTGTAGTCCTTAAGATATACTTACCACCAGGTCTTGTAAATGAAGCATATACTTCATTGAAATATCCTGGAATCTTATCAGATAACTGACCAACAAGCAATGGGTCGATAGATAGTATATCTCCAGTCTTAATATCTAACTTCATTTGCCAATGACCAGTAACTATTATGTTACAGGGAAAGGTTAAAAGCTGATTTAACTTGGGTGCAAGTAGATTCTTAACAATCTGAAAATGCACATTCCAGATTGGACCGCCTTCTGGACTGCGTTTTGGGTCAAGTTGAAGTGCTCTCTCCATAGCTAAATCTTGGGAAGCAGTTGCACTATCCCAAACTACAGTTAGATATACTCCGTCCTTAACCTTTTGTCTTACTTCATTAAAGACCTTTTCAAAGCGTACCCACTCCTGTCCTGAAGGAGTAAAAGTTTCATAGTCCCAGTTTAATCCGCGATAGCTTTGAATCCTCTGGTCAAAGTCAAATACAAATCCAGGAGTTGGGCAAGTACTGGCAAATCGAGACTTACCTGTACCATAGTCGCCAAGTAGAAATATCTTAGCAAAGTCAAGTGTAGGTAAAAGCTCACTTGAATTAAGCATCTTTATCATCTCCTTCCCTTGCATATTCTACTGTAACAATACCAGTTGATTGTATTATTCCTCCATTATCTAATAAAATTTCCCAGTATGGTTCATCACAATCTGGAGGAGTTACAGTTTTTGCACCATAAATTATTGTTCCATTTACTACTAAACTAAGTATTATCATATTTGCCTCCTTTATATTAAAGTTGCTTCTGCTGTTCTTACTTGAGTAGATTCAAGTCCTTGAAGAACATCCCAAGGAACTTCATCAACTTTATATTGGTACCCAAGTATAACTTCTTCGGCTGGCTTCCTTTGCTCACAAAGAGAAAGATATTCACACGGATAGAATCTTCCATAAAACTCATTGAAGCAAGATTCAAATCTCTGTTGAAATACTCCTTCTTTAGTATTATCTTGAATTGCAATAATATCTCTAATAAGCCCAATCTCAAATTCCTTTATTTCTTGTTTAGAAACAAGCACAG